ATATCCCGATTGACTTCTGCCTATCGCAATAGGTGAAATAAATGGTATTTGACAAACATCCTTAGTAAAAGGCTGACTGATTGTAAAATCAAAACTCCATCCGGCAATCTCATCTTCGTGAAATGGTTCATAAATCGCAGACAAGTTCACGCTTTCTGATACCTTCCAACCATAACCTGAATCGTTCAACTGAGCAATTACATCCATTGCAACTTGCTTCATGTCTGAATGGATTTCAATCAGATTACTTCTATCTTTTTTAACTCTATCAACTAACCAAAAAGTAAAAGTGAAATCTTCAGTCCTTGAAGCAAATGCGTTTGAATCATAACCAACCCACCATGCCGGATAATTAGTTGTTCCGCTGGTGGCAAAATCTTCAATAGTACCAACAGTAAAATTATTAATTTGCCTGTGTTGGTTGGCTATCTCTTGAAATTCACCTACTATTTGATTTAGTGTTCTTATCGGCATTTTCTTTTTTCTTTTCGATGTACTTAATTAATTTCAAATAGTTGTAATATTCTTTTTGGTATTTTTTTCGTGATTTATTCACAGCCATATGTACCGGGGTTTTCTATTCGGTCTATTCGTGATACATAGTCATTCCTTCTGCCAGTATAAATACCACTATAAAAAGCATCCCTTCTAGGATATATCGTATCAATTGTGCTGCCCGGATTATTCCATAAAGGATACGAACTTTCATAAGTAAGTAAATATTTACGAAGTCTATCTGCTGAAAGTTCAGCATCAAACTCAAACTTTTTCATAATATCATCAAGCCTATTGAATTCAGTTGCAGTAACTCTTTCCGCATCTTTAACTCCAACATTACGGTTACTAAGTTTATATAGCAAGTATGGACTTAATTCAACTAATGTATAATTTAATAAGCATGGTACAATGTAATCATTAAGTAAAGTAAGATTAAGAGCAGTTAAAGTATTATTCTGAATTTGTCCTGCTATCTCATTATAAAGTCCTGAACCAATCACATAAATCAATTGATTCCTTTGCGCATTCTGAATAGCAATACGAATATACTTTTCATCTACGTTTTCATCAACGATTGAATTTTCTTTAACGTATTGATTTGATATAAAAAATATTTGTGCCATTACTTACGTTTAACTATTACTGATTTCCAAATATGTCTGCATGAAGGTGAATTGAATCCATCACCCATATTCCACCATCCGCCTCCGTACATAAATACATTTAATCCAACTCTGTTTGAAATTCTATCTATATCTGCTCTTGAGTATAATTTATCAAGTTCCATTAATCGTTTGCAGAATGGTCTACTTGGATGTTTCAAACTATCTCTTTGTCCTTTTGGTATTTCGGTTTTCCAATCATAAAAATATCTTACTTCCATTTCAGATACTTTTGAATCTTCTGCTAAATCTTTGCCTTCTGAACTTACTTTAGCTTTCCTTATTGTTTCACCTTCTTGAGTCTTTTCACCCATCTCAATCAAGCCATCATTAATCATTTGCTCTATTGCTGCTGTAATTGTCTTTTCCTCACGTTTTAAAGCTTCTGCAATAGTTCTATCAGTTGCTAATGGATCCTTCTCTAAAATGGCTAATATTGACTTTTCTAATGATGTGGCATAGCTTTGAAAATCTTCGGGAGTTATGTCTCTACTTTCAATGATGTTGTAAAAATCTTTGCCTTCTCCACATGCGCTAAATTCTGATATTATAACATCTTCAATATTATGCGAAGATAACTGCATTTGAGTAGTGTCAACTCCTGCTGTTGGATTAAGTTCTTCCTTTTGTGCATCAGTCAATCCGCTAAGTCCAATAATTGAACGAATCTCATCATTAGTCATTTTCTCTAACACCTTTGTTGCAACCAATGGAGATATTACTCCAAGTGTATCAGCTAAATTACCTTCTTCTTTTTGTTCTTTCAATCTTGTAAGTCCAGCGAAATCTCTAATCTCATCCTTTGTCATGTAAGCTAACACATCTTTATACTCAAATGGAGCAATTGGTCTAACCTCTTTAAATCTTATTCTATCTTCAAATCCATAAACCTCGTATAACTTATTTATCCATTGCTCAATAACTCTTTGGTTTGGCTTTACCCAAGTGTTTTTAAATAAGTCATGTGCTAAGTCTATTTCAGTTCTTCCACCTAATTGACCTTCAGTTTTAATACCTGCAAGTATTGGTGACATATGATGTCCTGCTGTCAATTGTTGGTCTACCCACTTAGTTAATGTATCAAACTTCTTATCTAAATCATCAGCACTTAATCTTGTTATTTGTGGCGCACCATCTTTGTCACGAGTAAATTGTAGCAACAATGAGCCTGCTGCATCCGTACCTTGAAACTTATTCTTTAATTGTCTTTCGATTTCATCCTGCTCAGTTGGTGTTGGCTTACCTACAAAAGTGATAATTGTTCCAATGTGAAACCCGCTTTTAATTGCATTTAAGTGATAATTTGCAATTTCATATTCTACCTCAGCAACTGGAACAAGTCCTAAATACTCAGGCTTTGGATAATATTCCGTACCAATACCATAAGACTTTAATGCATAGATTTGTTTTTCACTTGTATTCTCAGCATCATAGTCTGGAATAAATTCAAGTCCAGTCTTTTCTTTTGTTTGATTTGCTTTGCTTTGTGACCAATCATTTGAGTAATAATATCCTTCCTCATTTACTGCTCTACGCAAATTATTAAATGGCATGTGGTTAACTTCAAACTTTTTGCCATTTCTACTCCATATAACTTCTAAATAACAACCTCCAAACAAGACATAATCTAATACACATTTACTTAAAATCTCTGATATACTTTCACCTTGCTGATTTGTAGCTTTTAACTCTTCAAGCAATAAAGATACATCACCGATTGTCTTAGCTGATTTATCTACTGTTATTCCGTTTCCGCAGATATAATAATGCTTTGCCTTTAAGAATGCTCCATGCATATTGCTTCTCTCATAAAGACTTTGAATATATCTAGGATAATTATTTTTATAAGGTGGTTCAATACCAAACTCAATCCAATCTTGATTATTTACAACTTTAAAAACAGGTGGCTTTTGATTACCTAATTTTATATTAACGTATTTATAATTTATTTCGCTCATGATGGATTGTAAGTGTAACTATTATCTGATATTTGATGAATGTATTGAGTTGATGATGTACTTGGCAAAACTCTTATAATTCCATTTTCTAATTCATTAACTGCATTTGCAACAATTAAATTAGTTGGACTTGTTTGCTCAAATATTCTATAATGCCATTCACCAACATTCTGCAAGTTAACCGTTCCACTGGTTAGGATTTCACTACCTGCATTTACTTCAGTAACTAAAAATTCATTGTATCTATCCGAATAAGTCGAAGTATCTGAAGCGATAAAAGTTTTGGTAGTAGTACCATCTCCTCTAAACTTTAATTCAAATAAAAAGTAAGGACTTGTTAAAGTCTGCTTTTCTTTTAATGTGAAAATGATTGTATTATTTGAATTGCGAGTGATTAACTGCATACAATAATAAGTGCTATAAGGTCAAATTTTGTCACAAAAAAAACCCATCCTTACGGGGATGGGCTTCTCCAAACAACACACAAGCTAAATGCTATGCACCAGTTGCCAATCCGCTAACAACGGTTGAATCAACATAGTATGCCTCAAATGGTTCTTTGGCAGTGAAAGTGAAAGTTGATCCTGAGAAATCAGATAACATTTTACCGGTAGTGCTGTCAATCTGAGATGCGTATGCGCCACGAGTAGCACCCATCATCTGATATCTATCATTACCGTCTTTTATCAATACCATGAACTTATTCTGCCTTACTGTATTAATCCAATTACGAAGTTTCGCTGTATGGACATTCACTGTGAATGTACAGGTCTGCGTAGTGGAATAAGGAGTCGTTTGAGTTCCAGTTGTGGATTGAGTAAAAGAAATATTTTCAGAGTGAGAATCAATAAACCAAAACTTTGTGCCGGGTGCCTGAGTTAAAGTGGTTATAGTACCTGATGTAGGCACTAATGAAGTAACCGAGTTAAACTCAGTAATCCATACAGCTTGTACGCCCGATATTCCATCGTTACAAGCTAATGCTATACCTTCATAAAAATTACAAGCCATATTATTTTAAATTTTTAAAGGGTGAGATTTCTCCCACCCTATTGATTAATTATTAAGAGTTAGTGTACTGAACGATGTGGTCATTGAATTTTACAGCCACTCCAAGTCTGAAACGAGTATAGAATTTCATTACTCTATCATCTTGTGAATACCATGCTTCAATGTTAGCCATATCAGTTCCTAAGTCAGTTCCAACAACTAAGTTACTTGCATAAGTAGCTATGATACGATTTCTAACCGCAGTTGGAAGTGAACCTGTATCAACTGGATTATCAGCATTCATACCCGGTACAGCTACAACTTTCATGTTAGTACCGGGATAAATTAATTCCCAACGACCAGCAGCAGCATCAGTAGTGTAATTTCCGTAGAAACCATAAGTTGAAGTAATTTTATTCAACAAAGTTCTGAAAGTATCCATTCCGCAGAATGCGATAACTGGCTCATTGTAAATTGCAGCAGCAGGAACTTTAGTGTAAATATCTTCAAATATACCAAGTACAGTTGATGCAGAAATTGAAGCTTGTTGAGTAGCTGCAATAGAAGTACCAGCAGTATCAATAGTAGCTAACAATCCATTGATAGTTTTTAATACTGTTGAATTAGTATAAGTTGTTTTACCTTGCCATAAAACTTGTTCAACTGACTGAGCGATGTTAGCAACCTTACGGTTAACGATGTCAGCAGCAATAGTTGTAGAATCTACATTTGCACCTTGAGGAAGATATTTTTGAGTATAATATGCTTCTAAATCTTGCAAACAAATTGATTCTGCAACAGCAATCGGATTAGTAGAAAGTTGAATCTGAGTAATAGAAGTTGTACCACTCGAATTGAAACCACAAGAAGATGCAGCTTGAAATGGAGTGGTTGATTCTAATACTGGGATTTTTTCAGATGATTTGATGCCATAACGAACATCAACCATGCCCATAGTTTTGCCACCTAAAATGGCTTTCGTGATGAGGTCAGCTTTGTTTTCCTCAACGTAGTTTGTTAGTGATAATGATAGTGCCATGATTTTTTGTTTTTATTTTTTTAATAGTTTAAATATTGTTTTCTAAATTCATCGATACTAACTGATGATACTTTTTTCTCAGCAGCTTTGTGAGTAGGTACAGCAGCAGGTTTGTTTAAAATAGCCTCAATACCTTCAATCAACTTTTTAGAAGATTCACGAAGATTGTTATTTTCTTTTGCTAGTTCCTCTATTTGTGATTGCATCTTAACGGTTATTTCTCTAACCGCTTTGTTTTCTTCCTCCATTTTTTCGGAGTCAACTTTAGCACCCATCTTCTCTTCAATGGTTTTGATTCGTGCTTCAAGTTCATTTATTTTTTCTTTTGCCATTTCAATTTCATTATTGCCAGCTTCAACAGGTGCTTCAACCGGAACTTCAACTGGAGCAACCTCTTCAGGTTTTTCCAATGGAGCATCAGATTCTGCAATGTATCCACCAACGGTTTTAATTTTGTAGGAAGCTTCACCGATTTTAACTGTGTATTCACCATCGGCAATTGGAGATTCAACATCTCTACCATCGTACCATCTTCTAAAACTCCCTCTAATGAGAATTTTTTTGACGGACTTGGCTTTTGTTCAGCAAAGAAAAATTTCTTCGCATCGTCAAACAAAGCCTTTAATTCATTTACTGTGTTTTGTGGTAGCATCATTATAAAGTGTTAATTAGTTATTTTTTGTTACGATTTCTGATAAATGTTTACGCATTTGTGCTATCCTATTGTGCAGATTTTCAAGCCTTTGCGCTTGTTCTTCTTTTATTTTTGCGTGTTTAAAAATCCCTTCAACTGAAAATCCTAAAACTTCACCAGCTTTAATTTTAGTTTCCCAAAGTTCAATATTGTCAACTGCGAATGATACCCACCAAGAACCATCTGAAAGTTTACCAAATTGTTCCGGTGCCTGAGTTCCTCTTTCTGAATCGATAAATAAAGATTCAATCACGTAAACACCTTCTTGATAGGCATTGTCTTGATGCATTAAGTTTACTTTATTTATCAGATTATCTCTGAAGAACTTTTTTCCAATCTTAAAAATATCATCTTTACTGAATTGAACATAAAATTCAAATCCGTTTTCGTTTCTGTAA